TTAGTCATCATGTTTAAACATTGCCCCTAATTGATTCGGACTAAATCGCCAGCCATTTTCCCCACCGCAAATCGCATTAAAACACCATTCGCTACAAAAATATTTTGAGCGTTTTTGTTTGATTCCAAGTACGATTCCTAGCGCACCCCACCAGTCATACCTCATGTTTTTAGTTTGCTCGAAATAAGCCTTAATCCGCTCTTCCGTTATGTTTTGCAGTTCAATTAAATCCCACTTCTCATGTTCTAAGTACATGATCTTACTACGTACTCCACCATCTCGTATTGATGACGAATAGCAGACCTTAAAACCTTTATTTACGACAATTTCACAATGGCTATATAAACCTTTAGTAAGCTTACGAGTTAACCAATCTGATAATCGAGCCAAGATCGCTTTAGGTGTCCAGCCTGTTTTCTTGCCTTTATACAACGCTAAATAAACCTTACCTTCCGTCATTATTGCACCTCCGTTAATGCTTTCATTTTTCTGATAATGTCATTATGAATTTGCTGTAATTCTTCTTCACTCAATTCTTCGTGCTTGAGCTCATACTTACGCATACGCTGCACCGCGAGTTGTTCTTGCAGTGTTCGTAATCCTTCAGCCTGTTTTAAAATTAGCAATGTTGCTGATTTATTATCAAGTCCTGCGACAGTTGCAAAACTTGATATATAGATGCTTACTTCGCCAGTAAAATTCGCTTCTTTAAATGCCAGAGCTGCAGATTCACGTTCTTTGTATTCCTCGGCAAATCGAGTCCACTTCGCACTAATACTAGCTGCTGTATCATCAATGCTATCAACTAGTCTTTTAATGAGTTCACGCTTAATTTCAGTTTGCTTCTCCTCATCAATAACCCAGCTATTTCCATTCCATATGTGTAATTCTGTTGGTTGTCTATCAACTAGAATGTATTGACTTTTAAAATCAATAAGTTGTTTAGTCTCAAGCTCTGATTCGTTTTCTACTTCCATTTCCACAAAATCATTTAAGTTTTGCGGAATAGGGAAAATTTGATAACTATTCAAATTTTCTTTTAAAAAATAGACTTTCATTAATCACTCCTTCATCGAATATCAATACGTTTTACAAAACGACCAGCAAGTTCTTCAATGTGTATTGTTGTACCGTTTCTATCAACAGTCACAGCGAATTTCTTGACTTCTACATGATACACCCTAGTTCCACCAGAATTGTGTGGAATTACTTGACGAATACTACTAAAATAAACTCCACCGCCCCTTTTACCTTCAATTTCTGCACCCACTTCAAAACTGACGGGTTCAATATTGTTATTATCATCAAGGCTGTGGCTTTCTGATGACTGAAGATACAAAATAAGTGTTTTACCAAAACACTTTTCTGAAATATCAATACGCCCAGAACTTACATTACCTTGCCACACTGTTTTTAATGTACTAATTTGAGATAAACTCTCTTGCGCCTGTAAAAATTTCTGATTTATATCAGCTTTTGCATTGTTTATTTCTAGTAAAGTAGATTGTTTATTTTCTTTTATTTTTTGTTCAACCCTCGCAGATAACGCTTGCATATTTTGCACAAGTGTACCCGCATCTAAAATTCCTGCGTTCTCAACAACGCCGAATGCTTTAACCCAAAATTGAACGTCATCAAATGTGTTTTTTGCTTTTATACAAAGTTTGAGAGCAATCGCTCGCGGTCTTGTTTCAGCTCCCCCCGTAGCCATCGGGCTATCTAAAAGCGGATGCATAAATCCATTATCACCGAGATTGTCATCAGTTACAGTTGCAGAGCGTAATCGTGAGTCTATAACAGTTTTCGTTTTGTCATAAAAAACATTACTATCACTTGAATTAACCCAGTGTGTTCTAACTTTATGTACGTGCTTTTTAATTTCGTCACTTTGTGTCTGACCGATATTTAATCCATTCCCTGTATTTCTAATAAATCGGTCTTCCGCAAGTGGTACATTTGAAAGAGAACCATATTTACCGACTAAGTGACGATATAACTCTGGGTAATTTTGCTGTGTGACTGTTGAGCGAATGCTATCAAAAGCAATCCAGCCAGTGGGAATGTTATCCACGGCAAAATAAGCCGTCATCCCCACATCACTACGAGTTAAATCAGGAAGTTGGTTGCTGTCGCCCAAAGTGCGGTATAAATCGGGAAAGGATTGTTGGCTGAACGTTAAACCATCAGCACGTAAAAAACCAACGGGATTAGTTACTGAGCGAGGGAATGATACAACTGCACCAATAGGCACGCCGTCGCCGCCTGCATCTTTCCATTCTGACCAATTTGAGCCATTAAAAAAGCGTGTTTTGATTTTGTTGTCATTCGCTTTACGTGCAATTTGACGCACCGCATTTGTTGCCCCACCGCTAACTACTTCAATATGCCATTCCCCATTTTCGGGTAGATTTTGACCGCTTGCTAAGTAATAATTGCCATCGGTTTTATAGCCATTGGCATCGCCTTGCCCTTGTTCTACTTTGAAATTTCCAATACCATAGCCTGCTAAGGTTGTGGCTGGGGATTGTTTAGCGCTAGCAGCTTCTTTTGCTTCCGTCGCTTTATCATAAGCCGTTTTAACGGCTGCTGAACTCGCAAACTTTGTGTCACTTTCGTCGTCAACAGCAGAGTTTGGGAGTGGCTTGTTTTTGAGTGAGTTATAATCAACGGGTAGTTTATACTCTGTAGCCATGGGTACCCATTGAGCACCATTATATTCTTCAAAAATTTTTGTCGATGGATTCCAGCGTTTTGCTTTTAGCGGGACATTAGTGTGCTCCCCATCCAAAAATGATAAAGCCGCACTAATGGCGGCTCTAATTTCGGTTGGGAATTGCGTATATTCGCTATCGACAGTTGGTTTGTTAAAATCTGCCATTTTTGCTCCTTTACACTCCTTTTACAACCCAGCCAACTTTACCGCTTACACGATTCCCATTTTTATCAAATAAAAATACGTAAAAGCCTTTAGGTTTTGGCTCATCCTTAAAGTCAGATGTTGCAAAAAGTGGTTGTTTAGATTGTGGTGTTAAAACCGGGACAGACGCATCAATAAACTCTGTTGCAAAGTTTACCCATGTGCCTTTTATATCTGACGCATTTGCCTGTACGGTTCCTCCGTCAGTTTTTTGTTTTTGATCGAGTTTTAGATTAAGTGACTCTATTACGACAGGTTTCTGTGCATTGCTCACTGTAATTCTAAACTTAACATATCTAAAGTTGGTTTCATAAACGGATTGTTGGTCGTGTTCGCGCCAATTATCTTTAGCGTTTTCTTTTACTGCTATATGATAGTTAATATCATAACTGCCAGAGCTTATCACCTTAGGGGTAAGAGTAATTTTGGATGATGCTAATACCGTGCCGTAATCCATTTCCTCCTCATAATATCCGCTCTCGTCTATTGGCTGGAGGTACAACGGGAAACCTCTATTAATTTGAGATTTTGGAGTAGCGAGATTATTGGATCTAAAATGCTCTGCCCATGTATCTCGTCTGACTGGTAGATATAACTTGCCATCGATTTTATCCGAACCATTTTTAATTCCGTCATACGAGCTGTTGTAGTCGTATTTAAGGATATAATCTGGCGGTTGCGCAACATTGGATAGCGTATATTGCGGCTCACTTCTGTTACCTGCACTATCAACACCAATAATCCAGTATTTATATAACCCTCCTACAGTTTCAAACTGTGGAAACGCTAACCCATCAATATTTGTGATAAACTCTGAATTTTCTATTGTTTCCCCTTTCCGCAACTCATAATAGACAATCGGCAAGGTAGCCTTGGCACTTTGCCAACGCAACATGACGTAGTTATCGATAACTTGTTGAGATATAGAGACAGGTGTCGGTCGATGGACAATTAGCTGCGCTTGAGCGGATTCACTACGATTTCCGCCTAAGTCAATTGCAGTAACGGTAAATTTTTTATTGCCGTTAAAATCAGCCTTAAATTTAAATGATGTACTTTTAACTAAAGCCAGCACATCATCATCTTTTTTAACCTCGTAGAGCTCAGTCGAAAAAGAGTTGTTTTTTGTTTCACCCCAAGTCATCAAAACTTCATCGCCGACAATTTCTGCAACTAAGTTTTCTACCTGTCCGCCTGAAATATTAAACGTTACTGCAGTGGGCGATTCAGAGCGAACATCGGAAGAATCCACCGCACTTAGCCAATACTTATGCTCACCAGTGCGAATAAAACCAAGATTAAATTCGTTTGCCTTGATTTTCCCAATTGGTTTAGAACTTTCATAGGTGTCGCCTTTTTTAATCTCGTAATACTCTAAATCTATATCGGGCGATAAATCCCAAATTAAAAAAGCTCCTTCTTGGGCAATAGCCTTGTTTCTTAAATTAGAAACATTATGCGGAGGACGTAATCTACCTATTGGCTCATAGTTTTGGATTGGATTATCGGACCATACACCTAATACATTGCTTGTTTTGATGCGGATTTGATATAACACACCATCTTTTACATTAGGAATATCAACCGATGTTAAGGTCGTTGGCTCCATCTGTTTCCAGTTGCCATTGCCCTCGCGATACTCAATTTGGTATCGAGATGTGAGTGATGTTGCAGGTTCATAACTTACAACAATTTTGGTTTGGATACTTCCCCCAAGCCCACGATAAATTTCATCGGTAATCACTACATTTTTTACACCAGTATCTAGCGTATTGTTTGTTGTGTCATATTCAATGAGTTCATTCCCATTTTCAATATGCTCAAACTTAGAGGGATTGTAATCAGATGCAGTGATAGTATATGAGCCGTCATCACTCTCAACAATGGAGATAACTCGATAAAATTCAGGTTTTATATCTGAACTAGCAATAATCCATGTGCTATTTTCTGTAACAGAGGTAAAGACTGGTCTTACGTCAATCTCAGTGAGTTTCCCGCGTTGTGTAATCGCTCTTTGTTCCAACTCCCCTTTTTCATTCACAATGCTAATCGTTGATTCTTTTGTGATTTCAACTTCCGCATCGAGGATGATTCGGTTTGTTGTTGAGCCGTCTTTAACTCTCCCACCGCGTCTCTCTCCTGAACGATGGACGTCAGATACTTGTATCACTTCGCCAGGGATGGGTATGGCACCATCTTGTCCGCAAGAAAACGTAATAACTTCGCTTTCGTATTGCTCAGTATAAAGTAGCCATTTCCCTAGTCGTCTCGCTTGCCCTCTCGATGTACAGCCGAACGCCACAACTTCCGTTTGGGATATGTACCCCATCTTAACAATCGCCTCCGAGTCCTCGATGTACTCTACAGATTGTTTAAAGTACTTTTTCGGGTCGTTCCACGTCACTAATACAACATTGTGACGAGTTTTAATATTCGAGCCTGAGCGGCTGAATTTACCGCCGATAACATTGGTATTATTAAACTGATAAATAGGCTCTTTGGGTGAGTCTTGGACGAGCATTTGAGTACCGCTACTCCAATAACTCATTGCTCTAAATACCGATGTTAAATCTCGTAACAGCTTAAAGGCTTCTTGTTTGGTTTGGATATAAACATTGCAGGTAAAGCGAGGTTCACGGCCACCAAATCCATCAGGGACTAATTCGTCGCAATATTTCGCTATTTGGTACATCGACCATTTATCTAGCATATCTTCTTTGATGTATTCCCCTGCCCCATATTCCTCGTTAGTGAGTAAATCAAAATAAATCCAAACAGGGTTATTTGAGTATTTGACAATAAATGTACCATCCCAATCACCGCTATATTCTCGAGTTTCTGGATTGTAGTTTGAGGGCACTTTTAGTTTGATGCCACGGCAATGATACCCACGAGATGGTATTGAGCTAAATTGCTCAGCGTCTATTTGCACGCCGACATATGCCACGCCAGGATAAGTTAATTTTTCCTCAAAAACCGTTGTGATTTTCGAAAAAATGGTTTTGTTTTGTAAAACCTGGCTATCTGAATCATCAGTTAACCGTGTCACTTTTATATTCCAGGGAGCTTCGCCTGTTAATCTAAAGCTATGTTCGCGATTATATGATGATGCGGTTTTACCCTCGATAACGATATTACCTGCATCTATCCACTGGCTACCGTTAGCTTGATATTCAACTTTTAGCTCAACCTTTGTACCGTTAATATCACCATTACTTTTATTTTGATGACTTAATCCAGGCACAGTAATAGTTACTCTAACAATATCTGCTTCTGGTGCAATAATAGAGCGGGTGATAGGTTTGTCTTTTTTTACTTCGGTATTAACATCTGTTGTCACTTCATTGGTTTGGCAAATTTCTGATGGTGCTTGTCTCACGCTACCAGGTCGCCACTCAATAGCAACATTATTAAAATTGAATTTGCCTTTTTCATCTTGTAACTGTACATCACCAAAGTAAACTGAGTTCAGTCCATTTACCGGTCCTTCAATTTCTCCACAAGAAATAACATCAATAAATTTTGCATAGGAACAAGATTTGAGCGAATCTGGCGCTTCAACTGGTGCTCTACCACCTCCGCCACCACCTTTTCCACCGCCTTTTCTACCAACTATCTGCATTTATCACCCCGAAACTCGTTTAAATTTAAGTTTTCCTCTAGTCTCATTGTTTGATGTAGAATTTGTTCTGATAGGAATTTCTTTATCGGTAAGACCTGCCGATACAACAGCAGATCCAACTATTAATTCGCCATATAACAATGGGATAGGTTGCCCTTGCTCGGTTGTATTTACTGCACCATTAAATAAATAAGACGGCTTATTCTCTGGACGTTCTTGTGGTCCGCTTACTTTTGGCACAGGGACGAGTAATTGGCTGATGCCGCCAAGTACAAGTGATGCACCAATCGTAAGTGGCAAGGTTGCCACGCTGCTTAAAAAGCCTGTACCGCCTATAGTAGCCCATCCTAAAGGGTTCCAAAATGCAAGACCAATCATCGCAGCCCCCGCTATGAGCTGAAAGAATCCCCCTCGCTTAGAACCCCTAATGACAGGAATGAGATGAAATTCGGCTTGAGCGCCATACCGCATTTGAAATTCATCAGATGATGTTGTCAGCTCTTCTCTCTGCACCAAGAACCGATAAACTATTCCGTGTTTTTCAGATTCTAAGAGAAACTCTTTAAATCCTCTTTTTAAAACACATAAGGCTCGGATGGCTTCCGCTGGTGTTTTTACTGCCAGCTTATGGACTTTACCAAAGCGTTTGCCTAACTCGCCTTTAAGGCGTATTTTCCTTATGTCGCATGATGTGCGTTGTTCGTTCGCGGTAGAATTGTCCATATACATCCTTACTTGATAGTCGTCCGTATAGGTGATGGCCAATTAAACCATCACCAAGATAAACACCAGCATGATTAGGTACATTTGCGTTAATTTGCATCACAATCATGTCGCCTATTTTTAAGTCTTTGACTGGATAAAATCCCGCGTCCTCAAAGTTATCAACATAGAGATTGCCACCATTATCCCACCAGCCATCTATGCGATTGTAGTTTGGGAGATTAATACCCAGTTCTTGGCGATACCAATCACGCACAAATCCGTAGCAGTCAGTCATGCCATGGATAAACTTACGCCCATACAAATCAGGCACCTCTGTAAGTGCAGGCATAAAATGCGTAGATACCTCATCGCCTTCTAGTCCAATAATGCACCATTCTAATCCACTTATTTTATGTGCATCTTGATCTGCAATGCTTGGTAAACAGCTCTCGTCAGGATGAGAGTGAACAACGGTTCTAATTTCCCCCACTCCTTCCGCTCTGGCATAATCTTCTATGCCAATCAAAAATTCATCTTCTGTTTCTGCTGCTAAATTGGTACAGGCGACATACTGCAATTTGCCATTTTTAAGCACAAAAAAACCGCAGCTTTCGTGCGGATAACTTTGTTTGGCGTGTGCTATTGCATCATCAATATGTTTCATTTTAAATCCTCATATATGCCGCACTTGGGAAACCACCAAAAGGCAGTTCTGAGTGCTCACCAAAATGTGCTTTACAGTCAGCAAGCGTTTTAGCGCAAGTTGCTTTATCGCCTGTATATCCGCAAAACTGCCCCTTATATTTATGAGTGCAATATTGAGCCACAATCTGCCTACGGGGTAATTTAACCCCCTCTAAATCAGTAGCGGGTAATAACTCGAAACTAACCGTTAAATGGTCTTCCGATGTTTTTTGCGATATATAAAATATATCATCGGGTAAATGTGCGTTTGGGTCGGCAGTCAAATTGCCGTTTTCAAAATTTACCGCATCAAGATAGATTATTTTCGTTCGTTTGCGAGTAAGTCGAGCGCCCTCAATGCCTTTTAATTTTGCCAAGACTAATGTAATCGCCCCACCTAAGTTGGAAAATGTAATCCTTGGTCTAACAGGGTTTAACCCATCAACTGCAAATCCCTCAGCTTTGACTGGATAAGGTGTATATTCCAGCCCTTGCCACACAATAGCTTGACCTAATGGACTTAATCCATCATGGAAACGATAAACCATATCGCCAAATTTAGTGAGATCGAGTTCAAATAATTCTATCCAACCATGAGAGGCGTATTGTTGCAGTTGTCCGTAAATACTCATATTTACTCCAATAAAAAACCGCCCATAAGAGCGGTTGTTTGTTAATATTGTTGTGTCTGTTCGGTGTGACAGATTTTGCCGTCACAGTCTTGATTAAGATTTAGGGTGTGCGCCATATACACCACAAATGCACACACAAGCGTAATGATTAATTTGTTCATTTTCTGTTCCTTTTGTCGGATTTTAGGTGTGAGAATCCGCCGCAGGCTTAAAAAAGTGCGGTCGGATTTTGTGGTGTTTTTAGAAATCGATTTTGACAGCTTTCTGGTCAAACTTGCGCAAGTGTTCTAATGCTCGCCAATTTGTCATTGGGTCAATCTCAAACTCTTGTGTAATGCGGTTTAAGATTTTGTTTGTTGAGCGTAGCACGCTTAAATATTCATAAGCCTGTCCGTAGATTTGCCCGCTCATGTTCGAGCCTAAAACGTTAAAGGCTCTTTCAATGTGTTGGAATGTGCCGACGCCACGTTTGAAAGCAAACCATAACCAAATAAGCTGTTGGAGTTCGTACTCGGTAAATTCAAAAGAGAATTTCTTTTCACGGCTAGGCAATTCAGCCTCAGTGATTAATTCCCTTTCTAAAATTATCTTGTGAACATACTCTACTGCTTCAGGGAGTTGTTCAAGGGTTAAATCTTCGATTGATTCCACATTAAAGCGTTGGTGGACTAAATGATAAGCCTCAGAATAAATTAATCCCTTTTTGCTCACGAGCATATTCACGGCATTGCGTAATCCTGTGCGATCATCTACCGTGGTTTTCGATTCATATTTGCCTGTTTTACGAATAGTAGGTAATACTTCCGCTGTAACCCATTTTCTAAAACGGTGTGGAATAGATCCTTTTTTCACTGCATCGCGGCAACGTAAGATCAAAGTGTACATTCCGCTTTCGCTGATGATAGAAATACTTTGAGCACCATTTCCAGCCTGACTGTCGGTTAAACCGATAGTCGCTTTTTCGTCATCATCTAGCTTTAATAAAGCATCACTTATGTTAGATATTTTTAACGTGTCACACACGTCCTTAGCAACAAACCAAGGTTCATTGTTAATAACTAAAGTGCGGATAGAATTTGATTCAAAATTGAATGTAGAGAATTGGGATTGAATTGTCATAACTGATACCTTTTCGAATTTTATGGCGGATAGGTGGTTCGAAAACCGCTCAGTTAAACGGCGTATGGTATTGAATATTCCCATACCCACCTATCCATTGGTAAAAATTAGACATAAAAAAATCACATTAACGCAGTGAAGTGCGAACTGATAATACAAGGAATTGGGTTTCGACTCCCTAGACCTTAAGTTTGAGTTTAATAAAAACCCTATCCGCTGTCAATACAAATTAGGGTCGCCAAGAGGTTCGTAAACCGAAACAAAGAACGGCCGGGATGATTCCCCTTTCGGGTATTTTATTCTCCGCCCTCTCGGCATAGATAAGATGTGGTTATGCGTAATGAATGTTTAATGGCAATAAACAAACAAGGGTACTGAATTTTACGCATAAAAAAACCGCTATGCTGTCGGGTGCGGATTTCCGCTTTGTTTTAAGGTTACGAGCCTTGAAATACATACTAATAAAAAAGCCCCTTGGGTGTCAAGGGGTATTATCTATAATCCGGCTGCTTTAACTAATTCTTTCAATCCATTAATTTCATTTTGGGTGAAAGAATACTCGTTATTACAAATCTTGATGTCAATCTGGTTTGCGTTTGCCAGTTGTTTAAGTTGGGCATTCGTAGGACGATAAATATTTAACTGTAAATAGAAGTCACGCGTCGCTGTTAACCCAGAATTATACGGTTTTAAATTAAATTTTTTACCATCAACTAACCAGTGGGTTTCGTCGCATTTTACAGGAGATCGTCCTTTTTTAGTAATAAGTAACTCGTTATATTGTTTCTTATTCTTTATAACAGAGAATTTCTCAGGGACTATAGTTTGGGTATATTGACTACTTACAATTCCAGATACCTGCCACTTTATTTCACGTTCACCAGTGAATTTATCTGTCTCATCCGTAATTTCACCCTTTAAGGCTAATTCGTCTTGCTTTGCCCATTTTTCACTTAGACTTTCTTTCTTTTGTTGTGGTACGGCGCACCCAGATAAAAACGCAACCATAACGCCAATCAATAATAATTTTTTCATTTTAGGTTCCTCTCGGTTTAATTGATTTACCAATTCTACGAAACACAAAACATTTATTTAAGTTTTTAATCAAAGTTTTTTCTAATTTTGTGACCTACATCTCAAAACTTTATTAATTTAACCGCACTTTAAGCGTCATAACGTGCGGTTCGAAGGCTGCCAAAGGTCAGCTGGACATATTCCAAAAATAAAAGCCAGAAATAAAAATGTGTATGCAAATTGGCGCGCTTTCTTAGACTTATCAATTACTTCTAACATTTCATAGAATAAAGCTAATCCCGAAGCACGCTGCGCCAATGGCAAAACCAACCGCTGCAATAATTGCTGCACTTGCTAGCATTTTCCCTGCAATGCCTGCATCTTTTTCACTCATTTTTCCACCTACCTTAACTTGATGTTTTGGTGTATACTTAATCAAAATTGCTCCTTAGTTGGTTAAACTTGGAATAAGGGGTAAAGAAAAACCCCGAAGTGCGGCAAACGCTTCGGGGTTTAGTTATTTTTAGGTTTACCACCATCGAATAGCTTTAATGATACTTGGTAGCTTCCACGTAAAAGCGAAGATGAAAATTAAAAAGGCGACCGCGAAAGTCGCTTCCCATAATCCATATTGCATAATTAACTCCTTGAAGAAAGGAAGGATGTTGTCTATAATCTGTTCCATTACATTTCCTTTTTTAGCTGATTGGAAAATAGAAAACCCCGAACATTGCGAGTGTTCGGGGTTTGTTTTTTTATCTAAAAACTACACCACTTCTTCAAAGGTGCAGCTGATTTCCGTGTGTCTTTTAGTGACGGTTTTTGACCATTTCGGGCAAACGACTTTGATTAAATCGCCATTTTCGTATTCACGAAAGAAAAATGCCGTGACGCCACCATGCGACGTTAAAAAGCGGTCAAATTCGACCGCACTTTTGTGATTGAGCTTGTATGTCAGGTTAAATTTGCGGAGCAGCGGATTTAGTCCGTCCACCATTCGCTGTTGATAACCATCGCCAAAATTAAGCACTTTTCGTCTAGGTTCTTCCTCTACAGTGTATTTAGGCTGAGGACACCAAGATAATGTTTTTAATGCCATGTTTACTCCTAAGATAACAATCCGCCAGGGCGCATATTCTTCTGCAACATTGTTCCCGCTTCTACTTGCGCAATTTGTCGCACTAATTCCACGGTGATTTCAAGCTGTCCATTTCTTGATTGTTGGCTTACCGTTGCATCCATCGGTTCACCATTATTAATCACCTTAACCGCTATATTCCCTGATGATTTAGGTTGATAAGCCATAGTTGGCAATCTTGGTACACCGACTCCACCACCATTAGCAAAACCACGACGAACAGAACCGTAATTAAGATGATCTAAAAAGCCACGACCCAAACGAGCAGTGGCTTCTTTTGTTATTACGTATTCGCCCTTATGTACAATACCAGCTGGTGTGTATTTTCCACCTATACCAGTAAATCCCCCTTCATCAAATCCAACAAGTCCACCAGTATATTTTAATTCAGGGACTAAACCGCCTCCAGAGAACCCCATAAATTTGCCAAATGCTGCCTTGAGCGATGCAAAAATAATCATTTTTGTCGTCATTTGAACAATATCTTTGATGATTGATTTTGCTAAGGAATTAAAGTCAGTTTTACCCGTCATGATAAAGTCAGTTAAAGCATCAGACATACCATTAAATGCGTTCACGGTAATGTTGCTTATGTTTCCTGCAACATCAGAAACCTGATCTTCAATTGTTTTCATTCCTTGCTGAAAACCAAGAATTGCACTACCACGAGATTCTTCCGCTTGTTGCTGAATAATCCCACGACGCTCTTTAAGTTTGGCAATTTCTTCATCTAGTTTGGCTATATTTTCCTGCGACATCCCGATTTTTAACCTTGCCGCTTCTAAATCAAGCTGGTGATTGTACTGCATTAACTCTTGTTCTTGTCGAGTTTTCCCAAGTAGAGTTAATTCAAACTCCATTGCTCGTAGTTTTTCAGAATTATCAAAAGTAAATTGATTAATAGAGACTACTTGCTGTGCTGCATCAATCTGAGCTGCCAAATCCTTGAGTTTTGCTAATCCATCAGCACCAAAATGTGCATATTTTTCAGCGTTGGCAGCGATATCTTGTGTAAGTTTGTTTACCTCTTGATATTGGCTTGTTTGACCAAATAATGCTATATCTTGCGCATTTGCCCGCAGTTCAGACAGGCGTTTTTCCATTTCGCTAACTTGATCTGTGTATTGTTTTACATAGTCAGTTTTAGATCCTTTTGACTCCTTTAGACCTGTCTCTATTTTATTTATTTCGTTTTCTTTGGCGAAATCTTGTTCTAGTTGAGCTTTACCATCTAAAATCTTTTTCAAAGTCTCAACAGATAAACCAACTGCTTTATCTGCCGCATTAGCTGCGGTAATTGTTCCTGTCGCAATGCCGATCAATACTTCATTATATTCAGCACCCTCTTTCCCAAGCAATTCATAAAGACCTGCTAAAACATATGCAGATTTTGCTTGCCCTTGTTGTTTTAACTTCGCAACCTCTAATTTTTGAGCAAGCGTTGTTGATTTACCATTTAATTTATCAATTGCATCTTTTAAATCTAATGTCTTATCTGCCGCTTTATTTGCACTATTAGCCGTATCATTAAAGCTTTTCGGTAAGTTAGCTATAATGTTATCTGTAGTTTCAGCTGATACTCCAAGCAACTTGAATTCCTGTCGCACTTCATCGACGCTTTTACCTGCTCTAAGCATTTTCTCACCAAGTGGAGAAAGCATTTTTTCAAGAGCTTGTTTGGCTTTATCAGCATTCTCTGTCATCGTGCCGATTTGATCATTAACTTTTTTAATCTCCGCTTCTGTTTGGGCATTAACGACTGTGAAACCATCAAAATCGCCATTAATGTTTTTTGATTTTACACTAGCTTTTAATTTTTCGATTTCAGCGTAATATTTTTCTATATCTTCAAGCTGTTCAGTAATTTTAACTGATAATGCTGCCTCGCTGATTTGCTCATAAGATTCAGCTAAAGCTCGATTAGCAATAGATGTATCTAATGCCCATTGTCGAGCTTCTGCCGCTTGTGAACTGAAGAAAATTAATGATGTAGCGGCTATTCCAATTACACCAGCAGGCCCACCAAGTAAAGCCATTACACTTTGCAAACCTTTTGCCGCCATTGCAGCAATATTAGTTGCCGTGGCAAGATTACGTTTTGCAGTAGCTTCAGCTTGTGCAAGTGCAATAATTTGAGCTGACTGCACTTTCATTCTTTCACGCAATGCAAAGCGTGTTTGTTCCGATTTTGCAAGTTTAAATTGTGCGTTTAAGCTTGCCATTTCAACCTGAGCCGCTGTACGCATTGCGGTAGCTTTTATTGCTATGGCTTTTGCCTCAGCAATATGCGCTAGAGCATTTTTTGCACTAGTATAACCAGTTTTTAATAGTTCCAAGCCGTATTTGCTAAGATGACCGATAGCAAGTGCAGCTGTCAGCGATCCAAGCCCAATAATTAATTCTTGGAGATGATCGCTAACAAAATCGACCCCAGTAGCTAGTTTTTGCGTAACACCTAACGCACTATTTGCTTCACCTGAAAACTTAGTTATCGATGTCTCTAAATTTGTAAAAGACATTGAAAGCGTTTTCACGCGTTTATTAAAGTCATTATCAACCGTATCTCGTGCTTTTACTAAAGCTTGGATAACGGTGTGAATATCTAATTTCCCTGCTTTAGCTAAGTTTTTCAGCTCGCCAGTTGTTGTGCCAAGCCCTTTAGCTATTGCGTCAGCAAGACCTGGAGTCTGCTCAATCACAGAATTAAGCTCATCACCGCGTAATTCTGCACTTCCTAATGCTTGCCCAAATTGCATTAATGCTGCTTCAGCTGCACCTGCACTAGCACCTGATATTGCAACAGATTTTGCAACAGTCTCAGTTAATTCGGAGACTTGCAATTGAGATAAATTCAATCTATCTGCATTTTGTGCAAAGCGTTGATAGATTTGTGCAGTAGCGCCCACAGCTTGATTGGTTTTCAAAGAAATATCAAACACCGATTCTGTCGCAGCCACCATAGCTGTTTGGCTATTTGTTACTAAGCGAATACGGTTTTGCAATTCAGTATAACTATCCGCGTATTTTATCACATCAGAAATACCAGATGATAAATAGGAACCGCCCGAACTTACAATGCCCGCCCAAAAAGTACGGCTTGTCGTTTTATTAATTGTATTTGCCGCTTTCTCTATGTTATTCAAATATTGAGTAGTACGCTCTGAGAATTGTTTTGCTTTGGCCTGCGCTTTTGTAAAATTCAATTCAAATTGTTTTGCGAACTTTTGCGTTTGATAGGATGATTTATCAAGCGCCTGATTAAACTGAATTGAGTCCAAACTCAAAAGAATATTTAACGAACCTAAACTTGACATATTCACCTCATAAAAAAAGCCCGCCGAAGCGAGCTTTTAGAAACTTATAATTTAATTAATAATAACATATTTCACACGATTCTTATCTTGTTCAACTATCCTTAGTTTCTTAATACGGTTATTTTCTTTAATAATAGCTACAACAAGACAAGTTGCGAAAATAGCAACATATACACCAATAAAAGCGAGAATATAAATAAAATCAACAGCAAATAAAAGGAATAATGTCCCTAATGCAATAAGCAGTATAAAAAAGCATTTTGCTGTAAATTGAATAAAATCACGCAACATACTTACCACCTTCTATAAGTTGAAAGTAACTGTTTTTCCTGTGGGTAATTCAACCGATAAATTTAACACACCACCCATTGCTTCAATGTAACGTTTAACTGATGATAATTTAATGTCATTGCCACGTTTTTCAAGGGCGACAACTGACGGCTGAGAAATACTTAATGCTTCTGCCATTTGCTTTTGTGAAAGCTCTAATTCTTCACGAATACGGTAAAGTTGTAACTCCATTCGCATATCGTCTGCCATAGCTTTCACTTTCGCTTGCTTTTCAGCTGGAAGATTATTCATCAGATCTTTAAATTTCACGCTCATTTTCTTGCTCCTTAGTTAATTCAGAAAGGTAATCATCATAGGTTTGTTCCGCTAGGGCAATCATCTCTTTGTAAAAGAGTTTTTCTTTCTTGCCTTTTTTATCTCCGCCACATAAAACAATCGCTTGTCTGACAGGGTCGAAAATATAAAATAAACGGAATACCGATAATTTAGACTGTACTCGCAATTCTTTTAAATTGGTATATTTAGAGCCTTGCAGCGTATCCGCATAAGGTCTGCTTAATTGTGGACCTTCTGTTGATAATAATTCCAACGCCGCATAGATTTTTAATACGTCATCTTCTGCCAGCGTTTCTAACCAGTTCAAAAGTGGGTCTTGTAAAATTACTTCCCATTCTTGTTTCATACAGCTATTACCTTTCTTATTATTTATATAGATTTTAATCTATATAAGATTCAGAAGCAATAGATAATTTAACGATTTGCTAAATAATCAGCCACTCCGTCATCATCTTCATCATCCATTTTTTCTTGGTAAAACGGCATAAAATCAGATAACTCTGGAGGCTTAGACTTAGGGTCTCGATTTATCATAGCAAGCAAATGTGAAACTTGTGCAGTACGATAATCCTCTCGCCATAATCCAAAAGGCTGTTCCTGATAAAAAATTTCGTATTCTTGGAGATGACGCTCTGGCATTTGCTCAATTTCTTCAAGTGTTTTGCCGAGAGAAAGTGAGAGGTTTATTTGGAACTTTCTTCGGCTTGAGAGTTTTTTGGTTCATCTTCCACAATAGCTTGCGTTAATTGCTCAAATACAACCTTATCTAATTTGGAAAGTGCGGTTAAATCATCAGGATTATCCATATCAAAAAGATTTTTACCATCTTGATCGCACAACCGCATAGCAAGCGTACGCGTTAATCGATTCGGGTCATAAATTTTAGCAAGTTGCTCAGTAAGGTGTTTTTCATCATTGAAGTTCAATTCAATACCTTGACTCTCTGCAATGTGCACCAATTCTTGTTGTTGCCCATAAAGCACACGATTCATTTCACCAACAGTAATTTCACGGATATAATAATTCTCGCCATTAATAATGATTGGGGTAATTTTAGGCTTATTGGCTAAAAGTTTTTCACGTAGATTCATTATTTATCACCTTTGTTTTTAATTGAATTAATAATATTTGGGAGTCGCCAAGCGATGATGAAACATACGCCTAACACTAAATAAGCTAAGGTCGTTTCCCATAACCCATATTGCATAGCTTGCTCCTTGAATAAAGGAAGAAAGTTAGTTATAATTTCCAATGAAGTTTATTCCTTTTAAGTATGGTTTAATTGGAATGAAAAACCCCGAGAGTTCGCTGCTTTCGGGGTTTTAGTTTTTATAAAGTGCAGTCAAAATTCACCGCACTTTGCGGCTATGCTGGTAAGTGATAATCGCGTTTTGCTTTTTTAATCGTTACACCAGATTCAAATTTACCTTTTACTTCACCACTGAAATTTGGTGAGGTTTGGATAAATCCTGTGCCGTAAAGAGAACCTTGAGCATTTTTCAATATCATCATCCAAGGGAAGGTTTCTTTCGCATAAAACTTCTTGCGCAAGTCAGCTTGCATTGCGGTAGCTGGCGCATAGAAGAAGGTTAATTTAATTGAGCCATACTCAATCTCACCTGCTTCTGTTTCTGTACCTTCAGAACACATGGTTGTAATATCTTCTTCACCTAATGTGTCGCCATCACCCTCAATCTGTTTAATCGCACAGAAATTAGATGACCATTTCACGGTAGAAACTTTAACTGCTGCGTAACTGGCTGGCGCATCTTGGCTTGTCCAATCAACTTCATCTGCAAGTGTAATTAAGTCGTTGGTAACGGCTTTTACAGGATAATATCCATCAAGCGCACCTAGACCAGTTAGCTTAATAAAATCCCCTACTTTGGCACCATGCCCTGCTGATGTAATGGTTGCATTAGGCTTAACCGTTACGGCTGTGACTGCTTTGCCTTCGGTTAGACCAGTGCCCAAATAAAATTTAGTGCCTTGAAAAGGTGTTGTTTGTGTAGGCATATCTAGTCCTCATACTTAATTTGATATTTAAGGTTAGAAACGAACCAAGTACGATTTGTCGTATCTTGCTCGTATTCGTAGCTAATAAGAGTCATTTCGGAAATGTTTTCCGATAATTCATCATTAGATATAGCTACGCTTAATCGCTCTTTGATTTTGTCTGCAATATCATCTAATGCGTCGTCGCCTAAAGCTGTTTTCAGATAAATTGCGATATTTAATGCTGCGGTATATTCGTGATGACAGAGATCTACCTCTTCGCACGAAATCTCATCAAGAAAAACCGCAATAGCTGTTTTTTCTTGGTCAATATCAATAAATAAAGGGCGCCCAGAATAAATATTCTCAACACCCTTTATACTGCTTTTGAGTATATCCGACACTTGATGCCGAATCTTCTTATGAATTAGCATTTAATCCTCTATTTTTTTAAAATGTCACTCAACTCTCTTGTCAGTTCGACTTTGATCTGACTTGAATAATCTTTTAACTCATTATGGAAAGCCGTTGTTAATGGTCTAGATAACGGAATCTTAACAACATCAATTGAATACCGCTCTTTACCTTGTCGCTGCATAACGTGTTTACGACCATTTGCTAGAGTTTGAATAAAACCGCGTTGTATTTGATATTTGCCTATTCTAATTTGCCCTTTACTCGCTCGCATGGTTCGTCTAGGGTTTTCCAATAATCGAATTAACGGTAAATTTCTTCTATCAACTCGTATTTTTGCAACTGGTCGATTCGCTGTTGCTTTTTGGGATAATCGAGTTCGCTTACGGATTAATTTAGCTGGCACATGAATCTCTTTGGATACATTTTTTGTTCCATTTTTGATTGCACTTCTCGCCACCTTATTAATCGCTTTTGCTGCCGCTTTAGGCACGACTTGATTAGCCAGTTTTTGGATATTAGCTTGTAATGCTGCCATCCCTTCAATTTTCACCGCCATATTTACTCCAATTGCAGCACGATCTTCCCATCTTCAAAACTAAACCCTCGCACAACATATTCCTCTGTTGAAGAAATAATGATATCTCCAAGTTTTGGCTTATATCCTGATGCTTTAAAAAGAGTGAGAGTACGCGTCGTGCCATTAATTAAGTAATCATCGGTGTAATTGCCACTCATTAGTTTTGGGCTTTCATCAAGCACCGCTTTGTATTTTTTGCCGTTGATAACATAGACGGACATCATCACATCTGATATGACTTTGTCCGCCTGTGCGAGTGCGTCATCAAACGGACTAAGTGTTGATCTTGACATCGACAGTGCCCATCGATACGCCACTAGCATGCCAAGCAATACCTAAACGCTTGTTACTACCTGCGGTAATGGTTGCACCATCGGTTGCTGACCAGTAAACAATTGCACCTTGTTTAATGTCATCTTCCGCTTTTGCTTTCACCGTGAAAACACCAGTGGTTAAGCCAACGCCTGTTTCATTTTGTGCAACGTGAGATACTGCGATTACAGCAAGATTTTCTAACATCACTACATCACCGCTTTTTACGGCAGCGGCAGCGGTAAAACGCACGGTGTTTCCGTCTTGCATATAGTTTTTAGCCATATTTAATGATCCTTTAATTTTGATAATAAAAAACCACACCTCGCTTAAAAGTGCGGTCGTTATTTAAGGCGTTTTAAGTTACTTATTGGTAACTTTTACAATGCCACGGTAGTCAATTACATTAACACCTGCATCAATGCGCACCTTGGTAGATACGCCATCAACAGTGAAACCTTGTTGTTGCTCCATGTATGGCGTATCAATGCCGTCAAGGTAAGAAACTTCAATAGCCTCTTTGTTGATTAAGTACCAAGATTTTGGATCGGCAACTTGTAAACGTGCGGATTTAACTGTCGGCACAATGTCACGGATTGGATTGATAATGCCAGAATTGATATCAGCCCCCTCCACACTTGCCGAACCTAGAACTTGTTTAGCACGAGTATAAAGTGAGGTTGGTAACAACATAAAATCAGGCTCAATCGCTAATGGTTCACCACGAGTATTGACAAATCCATTCATCATTTGAATTGCTTTATCAATATTGGTTACATCTAATGCGGCACCGGTTAAAGTGTTTTTGTGAGATGCGTCAAATAACGCTTTGCCGTCTTGTGCGATCGCGTTACCGGTTAATAACGCAAACACTAATTTAGCGATTGTCGCACGTGCAGCTTGTCCCATTTTTTCAGGGATTTTTGTCAACAAGTGCATATCGTCATTGATGATTGCTTGACGAGTAATGCTAAATAATTGCCCGTAAGTCGCTAATGCAACGCTAGCGCCCTCATCGCCGATTGTACCGTAGGTGTACTCCTCACCCTCACCAACTTGCGGTAAGTAACCAAAGTCACCTAATCCAACACGTTTCGCCGCGCGGAAGTCGGTTAATGTGCCACGAGATGTAAACTGATCAAAGTTTTCCGCTGCGGTTTCCCAACCTTTAAGCAAGGATTTGTGCGCTACATCAATTAAGATCTGACCAAAGTCAGAGCTTGAGTGAGTAAATGCCAAACCAACCATGCTCATTGCATTTTGACTCGATACACTAATACCGCGATCAACCAATGATGCACGAGCAAGCTCACGCAATGTCATCGCATTGTAGGCGTTGTCTTTAGCATTTACTTTGTCTTTGTCGATACCTGCACGAGCCAATAAGGATTGTTTCACGCTATCACCAACAATGTTACCGTTATCGGCATAAGGCGTTACTGCTGCACTTGGGGTTGTGCCTGCACCAAGTTTTGCTAATAATTTGTCTTTGGCTTGATCTGCGGTAATTGATAAATCACCTAAACACTCCACTAACAAATCATTGTGCGTAGTACCAAACGGTGCAAATACCGCTTTAATGTCGGCGTTACGTTTATTTAATTCAGCCTGCACTTGTGCGGTGTTATCTACCGGAGCTGTCGGCGCTTGATTTACCGGTTCAGTTGGTGCTGGTTGTGCAGGAGTTGGTGTTGCTTGTGGTGCGGATGCGCCAGCGTTGCCTTGTGGCTTAAACAACATGTCTTTCATTGCTTTTGGCATATTTTCAAAGTCCTCTAATTTTCTTGATTTAATAGACGCCATCGCCACAAGTGGTTCGGCTAGTTTGTCTGCAAATCCTTGTTCAACACATTCTTTTCCGTTGAGCCAAGTTTCTGCTGATAGCATTTCTGCTAATTCTTCAGGTGTTTTTCCTGTTTTGCTTGCATAAGCTGGGATTAGCGTATTTTCGACCTTGTCTAATAAGTCGGCATATTTGCGCATATCCTCAGCATCGCCACCTTGGATGCCCCAAGGCTTGTGGATCATCATCATTGCATTTTCCGGCATGATTACCTCATTGCCCGCCATCGCAATAACGCTCGCCATACTTGCCGCCAAGCCGTCAATGTAAACTGTCACATTTGCCGGGTGATTTTTTAGCAAGTTGTAGATAGCGATCCCATCAAATACATCGCCACCGGGTGAGTGGATGTGTAGGTTAATCTGCTTAATGTTGTTTCCGCAGTCTTTTAAATCCTGCGCAAAGCTCGCAGCAGATACGCCCCAAAATCCGATCTCATCGTAAATTGAGATCTCTGCCGTATCGTTGGCTTTGGCTTTGATTGAGTACCAAGACTGGTTATTCGTCTTTGTCGCGCTCGTTGCCATCGCCACCGGCGACAGAATCATTTTTTGTTTTGTCATTTGTCGTACCTGTGTTAGTTAAATCCGTGTCAAACTTGAGACCAAATTTACGGTTTTCCTCAACCTCAACTCTACGTCTGCGTTTAACTTCTGCCGGGTTGCTGCCGCTTGCTCGTACTGCTTGGCTTTCGGTCGCTAATCCACCTTTGATGCGCTCTTTCCACGCTTGCGCCTCTTTTGTCGGGTCTATCCACGGCATCACTGGGCCACTATAAACAGCGTTATAAAGTGATGCAGGATCAATATCGACTGGCACATCAATTTCACCGCTGACAATCGCCATTTTTAGCCATTCTCTGTATATCGGGCGTGAGATGTGCGCAACAAAGGTATCTTGTAAAACGGAGTAACCCTCAAAGCTCTCCACCAACTCTTGGCGCTGGCTTGAGTAAGTCCCGTTATAGTCACGAGCAATGCTTGAGTAACTTGAGCGAGTCCCCGCCGCCGTTGCTCTTAATTGTCCGTTTCTAAAGGTTTCAAGGTTAACGTTCGGGCGGTTTGAGTTGATTAACCCGATGTCCTCACCAGGTTTTAAATCATCAATGATTGCACCGGGCGCAATCTCAAAATCTCGCTCCGGACTGTCTGCACTGTAATCCTCATTATCTCCGTAGAGTGCGGCATCACCTTTTTTGATGTACATCGTAAAGGCGGCGGCAATTCGTGCGGCCACACGCTCGCTCTCCTCGTAGTCTTTAAGGTCGGCAAGTCGGATGATTACACCGTGCAACATCGATACGCCACGCAATTGGTGCAGTCGTTTTTTAAACGCAAGGTGCAACATATTTTCTGCCGGCACCGATTTAACTCGCCCGTAAGTGCGATTGTTTTCTTGTGGGTTGTCCATGTAAACACGGTACGACTTAGGACGACGCCATGCGTCAAGCTCTACCCCTTGAATTAAATTTGCCGTATCAAGGGTATTCATCGGCACAAAATCAGGCTCTAATGCCTCAAGGCTAAATGCGATTTTGGTGCTGTGATTGAGACCTGCTACACTGCCTCGCACAAGTTGGATAAACACTTCCCCATCACGGAGCCACGTTCGCAACAACATCCGCTCAAGTTCTGGGCGGGTAAATTGTCCGGTAACTTCTGGCCGCACAGACCATTCCGCCCATTTTTTGCGGATTTGTTCAGCTAAGGTTTCATTCACATCACCGTTTAAATTCATCGGCTGTGGCTCAATATGGATACCTCGTGAGCCAATAACACGTTCTTCCATCTTGTCCAAAATGCCAATCACAATATCGTGATTTTGGTCTAATGCCCGAGCCTGTTCTCGCAAACTGACCGCACTTTGTTTGGTTGATACGTTAGCGCCTTGGCTTTCGCGTTTTGCCTTATGTGTACGGCTTGGCATTGCTGCCTCGTATGCATTCATCACATATCGGCTTTTTGCTCGCTGTGCGCCCCATTTAGGCGAGATTGCGGCAATTGTTTTATCTAATATTCCCATCGTTTAAAATCTCGCATATTTGATTCTGTGGCGTTTAACGCGCTGTCTTGTTTCCGCTAATAACTCATTAAGCATTTGTTGATAGCGGTCACGTTGTTTTGTCCATTCGGACACTTGGTAAGATACCGATCGCCCATTAAAACTAACTTGGCTTTGGGCGTTTTCGATCTTTTCATCAAGAGCTCGGATTTTTTCTTCAAGCTCGTCTTTGTCGTAAATCACAGCCACCCACCTTTTTTCTTGCTTGCGCCACCGTTTAACCAATTACTTTTTGGTTTGGGTTTCGGTTGCGGTTTTACTTGTTCAATTTCTACCGCACTTTCAGCTTCTTCTGGTGCGGATGATTCTTTGCGGATCACGTTAGGGTTTACACTTGGCAATTTCGCCCAGTATGGGACATTGTCCTCATCGCCCCACTTAATACGCTCATAACCACGCAAAATAGCGATCGCATGGGCATAGCAAAATAAGTCAAACGCCTCATTATTACCTTTGCCAGGTTTGCGCCACTTGCCGTCTTGTCCGCGCTCCTCGTAGGTCAGCTCATCAAAAAACCATTCGCCAAGCCACGACGGAAAATGGATATAGTTAGCCCCGATAGTCTCACGGCTTAGTGCGTTACTAATGCGATCTTTGAGTTGGTCTGTTTGAAGTAGGTATAGCGGCACATCACCTCGTGCTTTAGCATGACGATCTGACCGTGAGGTGTTATCAGGATAAGTGCGAGAAATCAGTTTTTGGCGTTTGGTACTATCACCTTTAACGAGATACACTCGTTTTGATATGCCATCTCGTTTGCATCTACGCCAAAACTTATAGGCGTTATCTGTTACACCGTCCTCACCGCCACTATCCACCGCCATTGCAAGGATTGGCATGACTCCGCCGTCTAATCCCTCAATACGATATTGCTTATTAAGCACATCACTGATGAGTAAATCCCAATCCTCAGGGTAGGCGGACGGATCAATTGGTAGGCTTTCCCCCTCTGAATTGCTCCGCATTGATGATTTAATGTTGTATCTATCAATGAGCCACCGTTCGCTGTTTTCACCATAGCCCACAATTTGGACGACAAAACGGCGATTCCGCCCACCCTGTACATCAACTGCAGCCAATAAAAAACGGCACCCATAAGGTACCGTTCTTTTTTCTGTATCTTCTCGCCGCTCCATTAATTCATCACTTCGGCGTTGCTCAAGTGCGGAGCGTGGCAAATAAGGCAATCCCCAGTCTGTATTTGTTACTGCCTTTAGCGTTTCTTCACTGCCTGTCATTTCAAATTCATGTTCAGCAGTGAGTAATTTATAAGTTAATTGCGCCCATGTTTGATAAGCGGCGGCAGGGCCTTCTAGCCAAAATGATGCAATACGGGAGTTTCTGCCCTCGCCATGTATCACACCATCTTTGTCTATCGTTTGCCCTTCCTTTAGCCATTTGCCGCCAATGTTTAATGCGCGTTTCTTGTCAGGATCTACGAGAGATTGACAATGTGGGCATTGTAAACGAGCGTTTTCGCTTGCCTTAACATAATCAGTATCATTACGATAACCCACCATATTTGCCATTGATGGCTCAAACCACTCTTTGCAATGTGGACATTGCCAATAGAATCTGCGTCTATCACCACGGTTATATAAAGATAAAATCCCAGTTGTTGGCGGGGCCTCGTGAGTAGTTTTTGGATGATGTTTTATATCAACAATATCCTTGCCTGGCGAACTCTCTACAAGTGTCATACCCGCACTCATAAATGTAGTCGTACGTTTGGACGCTAAACTAAATCCGTCGCCCTCACCGTCCACATCATCGGGCCAGCGGTCGTAATCGGTTAATGCAACGTACTTGTAATCGGATGATGACAGCACATTAATAGACGGCCAGCCAATTTTTAATAAATTACCTGCCCTAAAATATTTATCGTGGACATTGTTATCGTTTTTACGCGGACTTAATCTTTTTGCAATCTCAGGTGAGCATCTAAAAGTGCGGTCTAAACGTTTGCGACTATGCTCACTGGCTTTCTCTTGTGTAAGTTGCACCAAGAGGAAATCAGACGGATCACAAATAATCGCATAGGTTATCCAGCCATCAATCAATCCGATTGTTTTACCAGTACGAGCTGGCCCAACAAAAATAACTGCGTCATACTCACGAGAGTTTAGGCAGTCCATCGGATCTAACATATATGCAGCAGTATCTTTATCCCATTTAACAGAGTTACCCCCACCAACTGGCACGCGCATATATTCCGCTACGGCTTCCGATACTTTCATTCGGCGAGGCGGTTTAAGTAGATTTGCAATATCTCGCCTAATATCTTTAGCTGATGCAAACATGACTACTCCTCTGATTTATTATCGCCAGCCTGTATATGTAATGACATTTGCGATTTAACGTCATCAATCACCTGTATTACACGAGTTAATTGTGTTGGAGTTAACGCACAATCACGCTCTAAAATATCTGGCAATGTATCAAGTGACTGCACAACAGCTTTAGCCAAAAAGCCCATCTCTTGAGCAACTTCAAAGGATGGTACCAGTTCGCCAGTATCTCGCTCGTATTTAAGTCTTTCGTTTTCCGCTTGCCAAAATGCTCGTCTCTCAACAGGTGACAAGCTATCAACATTAGCCGTCATTTTTTCGGCAAGTCCGATTTTGATTAAATCAGATAGCGTATAGAGCTTTAATTTGGAATTACTGCCAATAGCTGGCGTTAGTCCTGCAAGCCTTTGTGACACGGTTTGCCGATGCATTCCGACCAGTTCGGCGATCTGATTTATATTGAGTTTTAAGTCGTATAAATTATCCATAGCCGAGACCGTTAAAATGCCCAAAAAAGGGAAAAGATGATGATGACTAGAAACCTAAAAAACTGTCGAAAACCGCGCGCCCGAAACCCCGTGGAAAGGGGTATCCCCTCAGGAGTACCTTTTGCCGTCACGATTCTTTATAAAAATCACTCGATATATTTTTGTTTTATCCATAAAACATAGCTTAGGACTACCATCGAGCTATCATCAGATAGTCAAGGTCAGTCCTAATGTATGTGCCTGTATATACCAATAAAAAAAGACCGCACTTTAATTGGCGGTCTTGGTTTGGTTAATCCACTTATTAAGATGATCTACTTGGCTTGCACACTTATCTCGCTCTGCGGTTACCTTAACTAACTGTATGACTACATCGCCGTATGTTTCCCCAGTAAATGCTGTTTTGACACAAGGTACAGTATAGGCTTGAGGCGGATAAATATATTCTGCTTTAGTCGTGATTTTATTTGTACAAGCGGTCAAGAACAGACTGAGGCAGACGAGTGTTGGCACAAGGCTGTGTCTTAATGATTGTGTTAACTGATTCAACATTTTCTGTTGCTACCCTTTCTATTTCATCATTACGCTCTTGTTGAGCAATAACGGCATCACGCTCTTGTTGTAACGCAAGGCTCAATGATTTATTAGCATTTTCTTGTTGCTGAATAGTTTGGGCTTGAGCTTGGTTCTCGGCTTTTAAACTACTTATCTTCTGAGATTGAAACCAAGTCCAACCGCACAAGCCCAAAATCAAACAAAGTGCGGTCAATTTTATGGCAGTTTCAAATCGGCTAAACATAATGCTTTCTCTTTTTCTCGGCGAACCACCAAACCTGCTAATTTTTTACCACTGGCATACACCCATCTAGGAAATTCGCCACAAGCCTTTTCATATTGTTTTGCTCGAAGATATTTAAACATCGTAGATTTACTTACTGCCCCACAACCCACATTAAAAGTGATTGACACCGCAGAATCAAATACCGATTGCGGTAACATCTCGCCATTACCATATTTGTTCACACATCGTTCAGCAATCACAATATCATTCTTCCAACGTTCGGCAATTTCCAAATCTGTGTAACGATGTTTTGGATTGATTTTCTTACCACCATATTCAGTTGAACCAATTCCTACGGTCAAAACATCCGCAGGGCATTGATACGGATCACGTCTGCAACCCTCGGCATTCCCAATAATTTCAGCACCTATAGGACTTAATCTTAGCTCGTTACCGAACTGAGCATACATTAATCCCATTACCGTAATCACAGAACAAACACCAAGAGCTTTCCTAGTTTTTGTCAAAATCATCATCAAATCCTAAAGACAATCGTTTCATTTTCACACGGTGTATTTCTTCTGCACGCCGTTCTTCATTTTTTCTAACTTTCCCTTCTTGGCATTTAGCATACATATTCACGAGACCACTTATTAAACCTATAACAAGCCCCATAATAGCCAGCCATTCTTGAAATGAATACATTGCCCAGAACGCACCAAAGCCAGACCAAAAAATACTTTGGCTTCCTGCATCTTTTAACATTTTTACACTCCACCCATTTACAGGGCTGATAAAAAAGCCCACGCATTAACGTGAGCTTGTGATATGGCAAAGGCGCAAGGAATCGAACCTCAATTAGCGGTTTTGGAGACCGCTGTCTTACCATTAGACTACGCCCTTATAGATACCCTAGTCACATTACCAACTAGAGGTTATTTAACAAAATAAGCTACTGCAAAAATAATTGCGCTTATACCCCAACAAGTAGTAATAATGAGTGCGGCATTAGCTAATTTATTTCCAACTTTATCTGCTGCTTTTTCTGACATTTTCCCACCTACCTTAACTTGATGTTTTGGTGTATACTTAATCATAAATTCGTTCCTTTAAATCGAGCTTAACAGGAATGAAAAAAGCCGAAGTGTTCCACCACCTCGGCTTTTCTTTTGCATACAAAAAGCCCCGACCGTTTCCGATCAGGGCTAATAAATCATTAACACATTACATTTCCAACACAAACTTCAACGTATCCGTAATCGTTGAAAAAGTAAGCTTCTCTAAATTTTGCTTAATAAGTGTAATCTCAAAAGAGCCATCAATATCCGAGCAGCTCAATGATTTTAATTTTTCCACTCTTGTTTGATATTGTGAAATTTCTTCCACTAAATCGCCAGACAGAATGCCATTAAAGGCTTCACGTGCCAAATTGACACTAAATCCGAATGACTGCGCTAAATAATCCACATCGATTGTAATATCTGCGCCAATAAAACTATCTTTCGGATCTGAAAACTGAATTCTAATATTCATAGAGCCTTTGTAGTTGGCTTCAATCGTATCAGGAATAAGATTACTAACAGTAAATCCTTTCGCTTGCAAAAACGCAATCGCTTCATTCGTCATCAACGAAATAGCATTCTCTTTTTTGCCCTGTAATAGAGCTAAACGCTGCTTAAATAAGGCATCACATTCAGCCTTTAAATCAGCAAGTTGTTTACGTAATTCAAATGACATTCTTTATCCCCTTATAACCGCCTAAAATTAAAGCAATTATAGTACGAAGTGCCACAATAAAAAAGCCCCAAGTCTACCAACTCAGAGCTATCAAATTCATTTGTGCGTTCGCAACGTGCTAAAACCGCACTATAGATAAAATAATACACCTAATAGCTATCCATTTCAAGGATTTTTTGAAACTTTTTTAGGGGAACTCAAAAAATTTAGGGGAAATTTCCCCTTTTATTATAAATCCTCTGCAACAATAGAAAATTTTCGTACGCAACGCCCTAGTACGTTTAAACGCGACAGATCATCAATTTCAAAGCTCGATCCCACGCGCTCATTGAAAGCGCATTGTGCTTAAAGTGGGAATTAGAGCAATAAAAAAGCCCGCGATTGCGGGCTGGGGGGGTGTGTATTGCGTTATTTTTTCTTTCTAGTTTGCTTTTTGGCTTTTCGCTTTTCTTTATTTGCTGCGGCTTTGGCTTGATAGTCTTGCCACCATTGCGGATTGCCTTCAGGATCGCACTTAAGAATTTCAGCTAATCCAACACCAACACTAAAGGATTGAATGCCATCAATATGCTCAGCAAGATCGTGAGAAATTTCCTGCTTTAATGGGTTTAAAATAAAATCGACCCCTTTTATTCTCGCCTGTTTTGCGGCAGGAACGAAGTCCGAGTCACCGGCAATTAGTACGATGACATCAACCAGTTTTTCATAAGAGAGAATGGTAATATCCATTCCCAATTTCACATCAACTGATTTTTGCGTAATTTCATAGTACCAATCATCATTAGTTAGATCTTCCCATTTTTTCTTGCCTTGGCGAAGTGCTTTTAATGTATGCTCGTTCAAACGCCAATCAGTAGATTGTAATCGACCCATTCTAAGTGCGGTCTTTCTATTTTCTTTTAATTTTACGTGAAATTCCGCGCGGAGTTTATTCATCGCCTCAGTCTTGAAGTTTTTATCACGTGGGGTAGTTTCGCCTTTTTCTGGGAAAGGGAGTTTGACTTGCTTATCAAGGGGTGGGCTGTCATAATAATAAATGCGATAAAGCTCTTGGGCTTCTCTTCCACTATGTTGTCCTCGTTCAATTTCGGTATGGAAGCGAACCATTCGCCACATTAAATCAATTAAGTTTTCTGCGGTAATGGTTTTGTTTTTAAAAAATTTTCTCGCAAAGAAACCGACTTTTGCAAAGAAGAAGCCACCATCTATCAATATCGCTGTCTTTTTCATATTTCCCCATAAAGTAAAAACCCATAACAACCGTACAGATAATAAAAATGGTCTGTGAGTTGCTATGGGTTCCGTCTGAATGCATTGAATTATAGGCTTTAATCCTTAATTGTCAATGGTTAATTTTAACTTTTAACGATTATTTTATGCTTTTAATTTTAACTTTTAACGATTATTTTATGCTTTTAATTTTTCTTTAAATCAATAAAAACACCTACCGAAGTAGGCGATTGATTAACATTTAAGCATTTCTAAAATTAGTTGCTTATAGGTATTAATGACGTGTGAAAATGCATCTTTCTCATTTATGGATATGATGAACTGTGGTTTGTCTCGGTGCGCGGTAAATTCAAGCTGTATGCTATTCTCGTTGATATAGATTGCCCTCATTGGGGATATGAGTGTGGTTTTCGGGTAAACATTCGGGGCTTTTTCTAACGTCAAAGCCAGTTCAAATTCGATAACCGGTGCGTTTTGTTCAAATTCCGTTTTTAATTGATACCAAGGGCAAGACTTGTGATCATCAATATTTAATACATCGACATAGGGAACTTGTTGATCTTGGTTAAATTCTTTTTTGTAGCTTTTATCGGTTAATCCTAGATCTTCTTCAAGAGCTATCGTAAAGCAATTAATGACAGTGCGGAGCATTTGCGCGTTATGGTGGAGCATTGCTTGGTAGCGGATGTTTTGTTCGCAAAGTTGGGCATAGGTAATCATTCTGTTCTCCTGTTGTTTAGCCAATCTGAACATATTATCTTCCTTTTGTTAAAAAAATAACCAGTACAAAATTTAAGCGAGAAAAATACACTTATTTTGCGTTAGAAGTAGTTTTAAAGATTGATGTGCGGCGTAAAGATAAGATTTTATCATCGGCACACTCACGCCCATTTCCCGCCCTACATTACCTTGCGATAAATTGCTAACATATCTCAGCATAAACACTTGATATAACTCTGGTGTGACGTTGCGCATAATAAGTGTTGCGTCGTGAATGCGCATTGCGGTTTCATCATCCAACATCGGGATGCCGTGATCGGGTGTGGCTTTGCGTAAAAAAGGCTGAATTGCGGGATAGTTAATTCCCACGCCTTCACGCGCCCATTTGCCATAACGGCGAGCAGTTAATTTAATATCTAAGATGTGTTTGGTCTGCATATTATCCCTTTCTTTTTTCTATTAATCGGTATTTTTTGTTAAAAATCTGTTTGATTCGCCGTAAGTCATCGGGGGAATAATGCCGTGGGCGGTTGTCAGCTTCAATTTGTTCGACTTTTTCGCTACCTAGTCTATCTAGCAATCCTAGGCGATATTGCTGTACATTACCGCCATAGTAGCGGTTGCATTTTTTACATTGCCCATGGATATTGAGCGTGTAAAAGCGTAAGTGTGGCGCAGCACTGCGTGAGCGGTAATGCCCAGCATCAAACCCGCCACCGAGCTGCTCTGCCACTAAGGGCGTGCCGCAGGAGATACATTCCTTGCCCACATCGCGCAGGCGGATATATTTATTTACTGCCACTTGCGCTTCCTTGGTCAATTCGTGCTTGGTTTTGTTTTTCTCTTTAAGTGCGGTCATTTTTTTGCGGTTTTCGATTCGCGCCTGTTTGTCTTTTTTCTCGCGTGCCTTGCGGGTCTGTTCGCGCGAAAGTTTAATGGCACATTCCGGCGAACAGACCTTTTGCAAGCTAGAAACGATTTTTATAAAGTAGTTTCCGCACATTTTGCATTTATATTCTTTCGCCATTAGCCAAACACCATATTAAACATTCCCCAAACTGCCACAATCCAAAGCACGATTTTTAACTCTAGAATCTCGTCATCATTTAAGCGTTTCATTTAAAGCCCCCATCTATCGTTAAACCTCACGCCATTTTGCACGCCCCAGCTGGTCACATACTCGATTAGGCTTGCCATTCGAGACACACTCATTTGAGCTGAACTCTCACGAATATTCACAAATTCCCCCTCAAGACCTGGCACAACATCCACTTTTTGATTTGTGGCGATTGCGTGACCCGAAATAAACAACACTTTCCACTGCTCCATTGTGAGCTTACGCCCCATAAATTCCGCCTGATTTGCCACATCTTGGCACATAGCGTGAAACTTGGCGTTTTGCTCAAGATTCCGTGTTATTGGTTGGATTTTGACTACCAACGGCTTTTTATCGTCTGTTGGCAGTTCCTTGATTAAATCCAAGCAATTATTTTTAATGCGTTGATCACGTAAAAAGAAAGGTTTATATTGGCTCATCACATCATTCCCAACGCTTGAATAACATCGCAAAACTCATTCTTTGTACTCCACACCTAAATCTTCCAACCCAAAATAACCGCAAGATTTTGTTCGATTCACTGCACTGTATTTACTTACCTGCGGAAACGGTATCGGCTCAATTAAGTGACCGTTACAGCGAAAACGATCGTCATCCCATTCGCTGCTCGATATAAAATAATCTGGCGTATAAAAATCCTCTAATTCCGCACCGCACTTTGGGCATTTATAGCTTGTCATTGCAATGCCCCTTTCCCTTTCATCATTGCCATCAAGCTATCGCGCGCCTTATCAGCCTTCGCTTTATCGTAAAAACGTGGCTTTTCAGGAATCATTTTCGGAATATCCTCAAAAGGAAAATTCGACCGCACTTTTTCTGCCGCTTTTGTGAGTAATTTCGGAATAGCTTTCAACGTGTCCTCTTCCGATTTTTTCTTGCACTTTTCGTACAGATTTTTAAGCAACCAAAATTCCACTTTTGAACGATATTGAAATTCATCCCGATTGAATCGGGCATAGCCTAAGAAAGTGTTATAACGTTGGTATAATTCCGCTTCGTTCGGTAAACCTAGTGCGTGATAGTCGTAGGCTTTGCACCAATAAACAAACAACCCTACGCTAGGTAAAAATTTATCAAGCGATTTTTCCGCTTCACAAATCCCATTCTCCAACTGAGGTCTCGTAATTTTTTCTCGTACCAACACACGCAACCAAGTTTTTTTAGCAGAGAGATAATCCGCTTCGGTTTCAAAGGCTGCACGCCAACCAGGAAAAATCGATTTAAGCTCTTGAAAGAGCCAGTTAATCGTCTCTTCCGCACGCTGTGTGCGTTCTGGTGGGAGCGTGTTAATTTGGTTTTGTGTTATGGAATTTGCCATTGTGTACCGTCCACTATGAAATTCATTCCTGCAGACCAGCCTGTCTGCGTATCGTCAAATTTGGGTTTGTTGCGGTGTGATTGCCCTAAGTGCGGTGAATTTGGTCGCAGTTTTTCATCACGCCAATCCCACGATGCGTTAAATCCCTGCCAGTTGCGTTCGATGCAAATTTCCACCGCTTCACAAATCGAAATCCCAGCCTTGTCCGCCTGTTTTTGCAGACGGTTGAGTTGCGTTTGATTAATGACGCCCTTTTTGGCTTTGCGGTGTGCGATAAAATCTTTCGCCAGTTGTCCGGTAATACCGAACTGCTCAAGCAACATTTCGGCTTCGCTTTTTTGCGTAGTTTTTTTAGGTTCATTGACTGGTTCTAAAGAGTGACTGGTTCTGGGTGAAATATTTTCACTACCCCCTAGTGCAAAATTTTCACTACCTAGTGAAATATTTTCACTACCCAGTGCAAAATTTTCACTACCTTGTTCAAGGTGTAAAAAGTATAAATTTGAGATGGAACCATCTTTATTTTTACGTTCTTTTTTGCTTACTAATCCCATTTTGATTAAATATTCAATGTGATTGATTGCACTACGTCGGGTCATCTCGCATTTATCGGCAATGTATTGATAACTTGGGAAACAAATTCCATCATCATTGGCATTATCAGCCAGTTTTAAAAGCACAAGTTTTCTAGCAGGATTACCAACCTTACAATTCATTGCTTGAACCATTAATCGCATACTCATAACATCAACTCCGAAGCATAACGTGACGCAATAAATTCAATGCCTTTGCTTGTTACACGTGTCTGTGTGTAATTGTGACCGTGTTCAGCGGTACCTGTTTTAACCGTAAAAAGATCTTTGGTGCGTGCCGATTGATAAGGCAAAAGCACGCCAGATTGACGATACAAATATTTATCTTCCACCAAGCGATTGACTAATGCACGCTCAGGCATTTTTAAAATCTTCGCCGTCTCACGAAATGATTTACTCGTCCCTACTTCCACATAGTGATCAACAAAAGCGACTTTAGGCGCATTACGCTCTTTTTCTGCTTGTAACTGAGCGGCTAACATCAACGCCTCAGAAAAAGATTGCGGAATAAGTGCGGTTGGTTTTTGTTGATTTTCCAACGCTTGCCAGCGATCGACAATTGCCGCAGTAAATTCAGGACAATTCTGAGCAACAACAATTAAACTATCTCGTTTGGTTAGATGGTACTCATAATAAGTCTGACCGTTCTGTGGATGGGTGTAAGCCATTGGCTGATACCCCCAAATCACCTCTTTTGCGATAAGTCTTTCGATTGAACGACACAGATCGCTGTGGTTTTTATTGATTAATTCCGCAATTTCACGACTACTCATCGTCAAAGTGCTTGTGTTTTCTTTCGAAATCGTTAATAATTGATTCATCTGTATATTCCTTAATGAATTAGCCACGAAATCTCCTCGTGGCTTTTTTTATTTCTTGTGTAACACAATCGCACATTCAATCGAATGTTGCGTCGCTGCCAAATGTTTACTCAATGCTTGACGTATTTTGTCTTCTTCTTTCGAAGTGATTTCGCCGTCTTCTAACGCTGTTTCTAATGCAGCAAATAACAAGCCTCGTGCGGAAAGCTCGTGCAGTTGTAAATTAGCAAGCTCAACCTTGTCTAATTCATTCTCTGCTACATCAGGTACAAAACGCCCACCAGCCAAACGGCATAGTTCATCAATAAATTGCGTGCAGCCATATTCTTGCTGAATCGCAATTAATTCTTCATTTTTGAATCGCTGTCCCTTTGTTTGATAAAGACGATTGTTTAATTCCGCCTCCGAAAATCCGAGAAACCCTGCAACCGCACTTTTGCCGCCAGGTATCTTTTCAATCATTTCCATAATGACTTTCTTCATTGCCATAATTTTTGCCTTTTTTTTATGGTTTTCTTTTCTGTTGGTGTTGGTAAATTACAGTCATGCGATAATCGCAGAGCCTGACTTAATAGGTTTGCTAAAGTGTCGAATTTCTTCCGCAGAGACAGAACCGCCCAAGGCTTGAGATAGAATCTCGGAATATCTGGTTTCACCTGTATATTCAGTTCTTGGTAGAGAATTTGATGTGCGCCATTTGTAAACAGCTCGAACAGAAAGCCCACATAAATCTGCCACTTTAGCTGCACCCAAAGAGTCAATAATATGTTTTAAATTTCCCATATATAATCTCTTTAAATGAACTTTAAGTACATCTTAAATCAGAACTGAAAGTACTTCAAGTTTTATTTATAATTGAACCGTTAGTTCAAAGGTGAAAAAATGATTACTGAAGAAAAAATTAAACAGGACTTTGCTGCACGGCTAGACATTGCGTGCAAAAGAAAGAACTTGCCAGAAAAAGGCAGGGGAAAAGTTATTGCAGATATACTGAAAATTACGCCAAAAGCCGTGAGTAAATGGTTCAATGCGGAGACATTGCCAACTCAAGCAAATATTTATGTATTAGCTGATTTTTTGGGTGTAACAAAAGAATGGCTGACTTATGGCGATAAGAATGCCTCTATTGAGAAAATCGAAAAGCAAATATCCTACCCTTTGCTAAGCCCAATCCAAGCAGGACTATGGACAGATATTAAATCGCTTGAAGGGTTTGACGGTTACGAGATGATCCCAAGCACAGTCATAGCCTCTGAAAACTCCTTTTATTTACGAATTGAAGGGAAATCTATGCTCCCCCGATTCAACGAGGGCGATCTGGTTTTAATCGATCCTGATATTGTGCCAACGCCAGGAAAATTTGTGGCGGCAATCAATGGCGACAACGAGGCGACATTTAAACAATACAAAGAGCTTGGTACAAGAACACCAGAAGGCATACCGCACTTTGAGCTTGTTCCGCTTAATCCAATGTTCCCAACATTAAGCTCACTCAACCAAGAAATTCGCATTATTGGTGTGGCAAGGGAACGTGTAGAAACGTTATAACACAGAGCTGCAAGATAGGTTTGGATTGTGAAGGCAGAGGAAGTGTTATTGGATAAGAGAATGGATAAAATCATAGTTATTAGAGAAAGAATGGAAATGGGGGTAACCCGACCCTTTATCTGTCAAACAGATAAAGGGAATTGGTTTATCGTAAAAACATTGTCTATGATGCCAATCGGTCAGTTATTAGCGGAAGTCATAGGCTCAAAACTGGCTCATGAAATAGGGCTCCCCTGTCCAAGTATTGATTTTGTTGAAGTAAGTCACGAATCAACCCAATACGTTTCCTCAGAGTGGCGGCAAGACTTGCCTAACGGAATAGCGTTCGCATCATCATTTGTGGTAAATGCCAAAATTGCCAAAACCGTTCAAGTCAAAAATCCTGCATTTTTATCGGAGCCGGAACAAAAATTGCTCTACATGTTTGATCGTTGGATTTTAAATTCAGACAGAACCTCATCACAAGTCGGCACAGGAAATATTAATCTGCTGTTTGACGAACAACAGCAAAAAATTTTAGTGATAGATCATAATCTTGCCTTTGACGAAAGAGCTGATTTTTCTGAACATATCTTTTCACAAAAGAACAGAGAGTGGCGACTTGACTGGGTAGATAAACAAACTTTTATGGACAAAGCCGTTGACATACTCAAAAATTTTGACGATATTTATCAATCCATTCCTGATGATTGGTTTGTGGAAGATGAGGTATTTCACAAAATTGATCAACAAATTAACCGAATAAAAGCACTTTTAAACCGAATAACACAAGAAAATTACTGGGACAACATAGAATGAAACAACCTATTTTATACAGCTTCGTGCGGTATCGTCCGTATTTTGAAACAGGCGAATTCGTCAATGTTGGCTTATTGATGTGCGAGCCTGAAAAGAAAAAACTCACTTATCAACTTGTACCTAAAAATAACAAGCGTGTGAATGATTTTTTCTATAAAAGCAAAATGTTTGAAACTGTCCGCGAGACTATTAATGATGAATTACAATATATCGTTAGTCAGCCATTTAACGGAAGTGCGCAGGATATGGCAACCTTCTTTCACCATTACATTGATGTGAAAGAAGGTATTGTTCAATATAGCAATGCAGCGGTAGGAATGGTGGATGATCCGCAAGGTTATTTTAACAAGCTATATACGCAATTCATCCAAAATGCTGGAGTAAAACCAGAAAACCAAGAACAAGCGATTTTGAAACATTACAAAACCTTGTTTAGACAAGAAAACGACAGTGTTCTTGCACAATACAAACAATATATGGTGAATGGTGATTTTGCTAAATTTGCCCTTCCTTTGGCATTGAAAAACCAACAAGATAAACATATTTTAAAAGCGGTAAAACCTCTTGCATTCGATCAGGTTGAAAGCCCGAGCATGATTGAACATTGTGACAGCTGGGTAGCGAAAATTAATCGCGCAGAGCAAGAAGGATTTATTAAAAGAGAGAATATTTTATTTGCTCTTGATACACCAAACACAGCGCATAAAGCTAATATTCTCGACACAATTAAGCGAACATTTGATCACTTCAAATTACAACACATTAGCTGGGATGAAGATAAACAAATTATTAATTTCGCTAAAGCCATTTAACCGTTAAACCACGCACTGACGCTACTTGATTCGATGTTACCGACATCAATGTCGGAGACATATCAATCACAATAAACCGCCTAACTGGCGGTTTTTTTATTACTCATTAAACGCTGCAATCAACTCCTCCAGCACAATCCTCTCCTGCTCATTAGCGCGCACAATCCTCAACTCTTCATCTACGCGCGACACTATCTCATTAATCCCTAAGCTATTAATCCCTTCGCAATTCAGAGAGATTAGCCATTTTTTAAACTCTTTTTTCATAATTGCCCTCCTTATCGGCAGTGGCATAATAAACCAACCTCAATTTAAACCAACTATCGCTACCAAAATTTGCGATCAGCATCGCAAAAATCTTAAAAACACACCACAAAACACAAACTTTGCTTTTCAATCGATTAAAAAATAAGCAATCAAACACTATTTCAAAAAATTTATTTCTTTAGAAATCAACCTAATATAAACAAAAAGTACATTTTATTAAAAATATGTACTTTTTGTTCTTGACTGTAATGAACTTAAAGTACATAATAACCACATCAAAACGAGATACACATAACCAACATCTCAACGCTCTTTAAAAATTGTGATGAAAAAAAAGCCCCGATAAACAGGGCTAGGTTACTAAGATTCATAAATTGGTGTATTGCGATTAGTGTCCATAACAAGATGAATGCAATGTAGGCAGTTCTGTTTGGTTGTATAACCTTCACTAACGGCAATGATTTCGTGATTAGCGGCTTTTAGTCGCCAATACCACTGATTGTTTACACCTTTAAATATTTGAAAATACATATAGGTAATTCCTTATGCAAGATGAAATGAAACGCTATGCGATTTCTTATAACTTTAAAGGTTCCAAATGGGCTGCAGAAATTTATGCACACTCCTTTGAAGAAGCAAAAGAAAAAGTCAAAGCAATGTCCCAAGCAACCGTAGATGGCGTAATCCATCATTCTATTTATATTCCGGTTAAGGAAAAATCATGGCTTGCAAGGTTAATTGTTAGTATAGTCAAAAAATTCACTTAAGTAAGTGATAATCATCACAATTTTAGACAATTTGGATAAAAACACACTCGTGAAATGCCATTTGTGAAAATCGCCAGTTGCAGATTAAAAGCCCTGCACCAATGAGTGTGAGATATTGCGGTAATGAGAAACGAAGCCAGTCGGTGGGAAAAGCTAAACGCAATATCACATTTCAAAACACATTTGCTAGTACAGAGACACAACAGCATGTGAAACCGTTGCGAATGATAGATGAAGTGTGTTTTGAAATGGTAACAATAAAACAAACGAGGTTAAAAATGGAAGAAAAACAAGAAAACAGCCTATCTGATAACGATAAAGAACTAATCAAACAGGCTGTATTAGAAAGTGCAGCAAAAAATACTAATTTTCCCCCAGATAAACTAGCCAAATCAATTTGTGATGCTATTTATCTGATTGATTCTTATAAGCATTGAGAATATGAGGAAGTGATACGCTATCATCTAATGCTTCAAAGCGTTTTGATAACATCTCAACAAAATCAGCAATGCTCTCAGCTGAATTTCGATTTAAGTAGGTAAATGGCAATGCTGTTGATGAGCTAGATGTTTTAGCAATATCTCTCGCCAAAAGCAATGCTAATGTATCGGCTTTTGCTTTATTCATAATTTCTCCTTATTTGTGTTGTGGTTGGGGAAATTATATTCCTTATGTGTTGTGGTGACAATAAGGGCTTGAGCCTTACAAGCATAAAGAAAGGCACCTTATGCTAGACAAAATCAGCATAGACTGATTGCACTACTCCACTGACCGCTCGAAAGGGCGGTTTTTTTTACCCAAAATTCAAGGAAACCCAAAATGAAACGCTCAAAATCCGCATTCTTCCAAGAAAAACAAAGCTTCACCCACTTTATGAATGGCAGTGAAAAATGGCTAAACAGAATCTGCTATTTTCTCGCCGCCTTGATTATTGCCCTGATTGTAGGCGGGATTAGCCTACACGCCAACGCCAACCCCACCGATTGGCACGATAACGAATTAAGCCAACAAATCCAACAAGAAACCCGATGTGAACTGAAAGGGGGCATATATGAAAACGGTGTATGTTTACCGCCTAATCTTACACTGGCAGCAGAAAAAGAACTGCAGGATTACACCGCACAAAAACAAGCAGAAATTAACCGCACTTGGAGTAAACAATGAAACCTTACGCTGATCACTACGCTCAACTTGATGCGGCTCACCAACGTAAAGTGGATTGGCAAGCAGGCTATGAAATCGCTTTAGATGAAGTCGCTACTGAAATCGACAATGATTTAAAACAAGGCGATCAAACGCATTATCACGAACTCACGGAAATGTTGTGCGATAACGATAATTTCTGGCTCGCTATTGGTAGCGGTGCAAGTTATGAGCCTTATAGACAAGAGGCGATTAAGAAAATCGCAGAGCGTGAATTAAACGACAGAATGAATGATTATGACCCAGATTAATGGAGGGGCGAGATGACAAACCAAGTCCAACATCAACAAAATAAACAGCCACCTGCACTTAAAACATTTTTTGAAAGTGCGAATGTGCAAAATAAGATTAAGGAACTTGTTGGCAAAAATGCGGCAACCTTTGCAACAAGTGTTATGCAAATTGCCAACAGCAATTCAATGCTTAAAACTGCCGATCCAATGAGCATTTTTAACGCGGCTTGTATGGCGGCGACACTAAATTTGCCACTACAAAATGGCTTAGGCTTTGCCTACATCGTCCCTTTCAGAAACAACAAAGAAAAGAAAACCGAAGCACAATTCCAAATTGGTTATAAAGGTTTTATCCAACTGGCACAACGTAGTGGTCAATTTAAACGCTTAGTCGCATTGCCTGTGTACAAAAAGCAACTTATCAAAAAAGATTTCATCAATGGTTTTGAGTTCGATTGGGAGCAAGAACCCGAGCAAAACGAAAATCCAATCGGCTATTACGCCTATTTTAAACTAGTAAACGATTTTTCAGCCGAACTCTATATGAGCCACGATGACATCGTCAAACACGCTCAACGCTACAGCCAAACATTCAAAAAAGGCTATGGCGTATGGCACGATAACTTCGAGGCAATGGCATTAAAAACCGTAACTAAGTTATTGCTATCAAAACAAGCCCCGCTCTCTGTTGAAATGCAACAAGCCGTATTAGCCGACCAAGCCGTTGTGAAAGATGTAGAAAATCAAGAATTCAACTACACCGACAATATTCAAGAGGCGGAATTTTTAGCGGTTGTTGATGAAGCCACATTCGAACAATGCAAACAAAGCATTGCCAACGGCGAAACCACCCTACAAGAACTTTGTGATAGCGGGGCTTATGAGTTTAGCCAAGAGCAATTAACGAAACTTGAAGAGCTAGAAAATCAGAAAGCAGAATAGTCATTGACACCGCCCCTACTTCGGATTATGATTACCGCACTTACACAAAACCAATAGCGGTATCCCGCACCCGATAGCATAGCGGTTTTTTTATGCCTATAAATCTGATCTACAGATCTGTAGAACACTATGATCGGGTCGAGAGAGCGATATACAATACACTTGAATAAGCTCCAGCCGACTATTGGCGGTGTAAGTGAAGCCCGATCACCCTACTTACAGTGTTCGGATTATCAACTTAATCCAATAGGTATAAAAAGATGTCAAATCTAACCATTCTTAAAACTGCAATTCGTACTTTTGAAAACCTTTACTCATTAAACGATCTTCACATTGCTAGTGGTGCTGAAGCAAAACATCAACCTTCATTATTTATTCGCCTTGATGCCACTCAAGAATTGATTTCTGAAATTCAAAAAGAAACCGACAAAGAAAATATCCTGCAATCATTCCGTAGCGGTGTAAATCGCGGCACTTACGCCTGCGAAGAACTTGTAATAGCCTACGCAATGTGGATTAGTCCAAAATTCCATTTGATCGTATTACGTGCGTTCTTAGCAATGCACCGCAATCAACCGCAACAACTCTCATTGCCTGAACCGCAAAAATTCACTTTTGAATTTACCGAATATGAACTTCAACAGCTTGCTTGGTTGTGGTTTGCTTTCAAACGTGGCGTAGGTACATTTCAACATATCGAAAAAGCCTTTAACGTTTTAGGCTCGAATATGAGTGGGCAAATCTACGGGCAGGCTTACGAATATTTAAGCGTGCTACGTTCAACAAACCAAATCTTAAACCGCATCACAAGCGATTTTAACATCGACCCAATGACAAACTGGCGTGTATTAAAACACTTGCGAGGCTTTAATCCAAAAGCAGTCAAAATCGACTTCTAAAAACAACGGAAAATCCGACCGCACTTTACCGTGCGGCGGATTGCTACACCCAAAATCCTACAAAAGGAACAGAAAATGAACAAATTAATCATTACGCTTGTGTGTGCATTTGTGGTGTATATGGCGCACGCCCTAAACCTTAATCAAGACTGTGACGGCAAAATCTGTCACACCGAAATAATTTCAACTATAGAAGGAAAATAAAATGTACCAACTCAAAGCTAGATGTTCTGGCTTGGCTGATTTAATGGCAAAACCTAAAAGTGGTAACGGAATATCTGCTACCGCTAAAAGTGCGGTGCGAAAAATCGTTAAATTCGATCTCTTTGGCTATCAAGATTTTGAGGGAAATAAATACACCGAGAAAGGCATTGCACTGGAAGAACAAGCCATTAAGTTAAGCGGTCGTAAGCGTGGTTTACCACTTAAAAAGAACACAGAAAGGCGTGAAAACGATTGGATTACAGGCGAATGCGATATTTATGTGCCAAGCCGAAGATTAATCATAGACACTAAATGTTCTTGGGATATTGGCTCACACCCTTTTTTTGCTGATGAGGCAGAAGAAAAAGCCAAAAAAGCGGGGTATGACGCACAAATGCAAGGCTATATGTGGTTATGGGATTGTGATGAGGCGCAAATTGATTTTGTCCTCCTCCCCACTCCTTATGACCAATTATCAAGCTATGACGACCCAAACAGATACATTGACTTGGTTGAGCAAATCCCCCAAGAAAAACGTATCACCACTGTAACAATTAAACGTGATGAGAAAATCATCGAGAAAATCAAAGAGCGAGTAGAAATTGCTCAAGAATATTATCAACAACTCATACAGGAGATGCGCTAATGGCACGTAATACCAACACCGTGATATTAGTCGGTCACTTAGGCAGTGACCCAGAAATCCGCCAATTCCAAAATGGTGGGCAAATTGCCACATTTAATCTTGCTATCGGTGATGATTACCGAGATAAACAAGGTAATACAGTTAAACGTACGCATTGGATACCTATTGTGGTGCATGGCAATTCTGCTGATGTAGCAAGACAATATCTGCAAAAAGGCTCAAAAATCTGCGTAACAGGAAAACTAGTACAGGAAAGCTGGCAAGACCAAAACGGCAATAATCGCACCGCACTTAAAGTAGCGACACAATCCTTTGAAATGCTAGACATCAAAGCAAGCAGTGAAACACAACAGCCAACCAAAGACAAAGAAAAACCCGACCCATTAAGCGCAGCAGCAGAACAAGACGGGTTTAATGATGATATTCCGTTTTGAGTTACACCACAAGCCACTAACCAATAGTGGCTTTTTTATTATCTAAATTTGAGAGACAAAAATGGCTGAAGAAAACAAAGAAATTATTGCTTATAAAGGGTTTAACCAAGACTGGGCTTGTCGAGGTTATCAGTATGAGATAGGCAAAACGTATGAGCATAAAGGTAATGTTAAGGCTTGTGAGAGTGGATTCCACGCCTGCGAATACCCGCTTGATGTGCTTAGCTATTACAGTCCAGCGGTAAGTAAATTTGCTGTAGTTAAAATGAGCGGCGAAACATCAAAAGATAGTGATGATACAAAAATTGCATCTGCAAAAATCACGATCGAAACCGAAATTAACTTACCGGAAATGATAAAAAAAGCCGTTGAATGGATAAAAGGTAAAGTTGATTGGGATGCTGCCAAGGTGTCCAATACAGGCTATTGGTCGGCAGCGACTAATACAGGCTATCGGTCGGTAGCGGAAGTATCTGGCAAGCAATCTATAGCTGTTGCGCTTGGTTGGCAATCTAAAGCTAAGGCGAGTATTAATGGTGCTATTGTTTGTGTATATCGCAATCATGATGGCGAGCTAATCCATATCAAAGCATCAAAAGTCGGTGAAAATAACATCAAAGCTGATACTTGGTACACGTTAGATGAGATAGGTGAGTTTGTTGAGGTTAAAGACGACTAAAAAACCATATAGAGAACCTATCTATGGTAGTGATAGATTCGTGGTTGAAGAACACTACTACGAAGATGATGCTTAAAATCTGCCGCTATTAATTAGCGGCTTTTATTTATGAGGAATAATAAAAATGTACTGGTTCAGAAATGCAATTATTTACCAATTAACAAAACAAATAGACTTTGAGAATATCGAAAAACAACTCAAAGAATGTGAATTTACTCCGTGTGGTTCAGCAGATGTTAGCCATTTCGGTTGGTCTGCTCCGCTCGTCACCAGCGAAAATTTAGCACATCAAGCGAACGGAAAAATCTTACTTGTAGCTAAACGAGAAGAGAAGATTTTGCCTGTGGAAGTTGTGAATCGTGAACTCAATAAACGAATCACTGCACTTGAAGAAAAAGAACAGCGAAAATTAAAGAAAGTAGAACGATCATCTTTAAAAGATGATGTGATAGCTACCCTACTTCCGCAAGCGTTTTCTCGTATCAAAACGACCGCACTTTATATCGACACGTTGAAACAACTTATCTTTGTTGATACAGCATCAAGTAAAACAGCCGAAGATGTACTTGCACTTTTGCGTAAATCGCTTGGCAGCTTGCCAGTAGTACCGTTGGCGTTTAACTGTGCGCCGTGTGAAGTAATGACAAGATGGGTTACAGATACTGCACCTGATTGGCTAATCTTGCGTAAGGAAGTGGAAATCCGCGAAAAAGAAGATCTTGGCGTTATCCACTGTAAACAAAAAGATATTGAAGACGAGGAAATTATCGATCTTGTTCAAAATGGCTTGATCTCTAAACTCGCGCTTGAGTGGGAAAACAACCTTAAATTTATCTTGGTTGAAGATGGCACGCTTAAACGCCTGAAATTTGACGACAATATCACCGAGCAGAACGATGATATTGTAAAAGAAGATGTAACTGCTCGTTTTGATGTAGACTTTGTCTTAATGGCGAGCGTGCTTGGTAAAACAGTGGATAGCCTAATAAAAGAATTTGGCGGGATTAGGGATAGATTATGAGATTACTTAAACGGCTAGCTGAAAAAGTCCTGATAGACGATCTTAGACGATTGGATAAACATATTGATAAATCTATCGAACTCCATGAATTGAAGCTACGAAAATTGGGTGAATTAATTAAAAGTCTGGAAGCTGAGAACAATCAACTAAAACGAGAAAATGCGACGCTTGAAACTGAGCTTAGAGCAATAAAACAAGAACGTATTTTTAGTAAACGTAAAAAGAAAAGCAAACGAAAATGAATGAAATTAACATCAAACTCCCCTTACATAAATTCCAAAATTTAATGATTAGTCACGTCCGATACAGCTTGCCACGACATACTTATATCGTTAGCGAAACTATTCACGATGTTAAAACCTACTGGAGCGTGTTAAGCAGTAATACTCGAGAGGTAATTACTCGCGATATTAATGAGCATCTGAAACGCTGGGCAAGCGACCGAAATAACGCATTCCACAAACTTGACTACGATTCGTGGGAGGAACTATTTGACTGGATAAATGAAAACCGCAGTAGCCCATCAACAACAGCTACAACAGCAAAACCGATTGTGCCTGTGTTGCCTGTGATTAATCCAAAACAGAGGAAAAAATAACCGCACTATGTTTACCTACGGTTCAATCTGTTCAGGGATTGAAGCGGTAAGCGTGGCATGGAAAGGCTTAAGTAAACCGCTGTGGTTTAGCGAAATTGAGCCTTTTCCTTGCGCCGTGCTTGCTTATCATTATCCCAACATCCCAAATCTTGGTGATATGACCACCTTACCCGAAAAAATCTTAAACCGTGAAATTCCTGCGCCTGATGTGCTTGTTGGTGGTACTCCTTGTCAAGCATTTTCTGTCGCTGGTTTGCGAAACTCGTTAGATGACGAGCGCGGAAATCTCACGTTAACTTTAATACACATATTAGAGGCTATTGATTATGTTAGATACCAAGACGGTAAGCAGCCGTGCGTTTTGTTGTGGGAAAACGTTCCGGGTGTACTATCCACAAAAGACAACGCATTCGGACACCTTTTGGCTGGATTGGTTCAAGAGCGTGAGCCACTGCAACCAACAGGGCGAAAATGGACAAACGCTGGTTATGTGCATTCGTCCCGAACTATCGCGTGGCGAATCCTCGATGCTCAATACTTCGGACTCGCCCAACGACGCAAGCGCGTGTTCCTTGTGGCAAGTGCTAGAGGAAGACGACGACCCGAACGATTTTTAAAACCCATTTACAACCCATTAAATCGCCCTATCCTCTTTACAAAAAGATGAATAAGTTAGATGAAGTGGGCTAACTAAAATAAATCATTATAACCGCTCTTATGGGCGGTTTTTTATTGGAGGAAATATGGAACAAACGCTCACTATTCGCGATGTTGCAAAGTGCTTGAACCTTAGCGAAACAACCGTGCGGAAAAATAAATTAAAGTGGGGATTTTTCCAAATGGAAGGGTCTAGAATGTGGCGAGTTTTTAAATCCGATCTTGATCGCAATCGCAAAAAAGCTGAAAATCTCAGCGATCTATATGCGAAGGTCGGTGATACACAGGAGAAACAAAAATGCCGATCCGCAAAAATAAAAATGGCGTGTGGCAAATCGATTTTACCACACCAAGCGGCGAGCGAGTTCGATGCAGTAGTAAAACAACTGACAAAAAATTAGCTCAACATCTCCACGATAAGCTCAAGCACGAAGCATGGCAAGTGGATCAGCTTAACAAAAAGCCCGAAAAAACGGTGGAGCAAGCCTTAATTTTATTGCTCAAAGACGCAGAGCATAAAAAAGACAAACTCACCAAAATTCAGCACGCCAAATATTGGCGCGATGAAATCGGGAACAAGCTGCTTAGTTCTTTAACAAGTGAAGATATTCAAAATGCGATTCCTACGCACGTTGTACGCACAGGGAAAATACTTTCCCCAGCAACCCAAAACCGCTATCGTTCGTCCATTATGCGGGCAATCAATCTGGCAAAGCAAGCTGGTTGGATTGATGTCGTGCCTTATATCGCTAAAAATAGCGAACCCAAAAAACGCATCCGCTGGATTACTGAAAAGGAAGCAGAGCGATTATTAGATAGCTTAAATCTTAATTGGATGAAAGATGTCTGCCAGTTCGCCTTATTGACGGGGGCTAGAATGACGGAGATTTTGTCAATGACGTGGGATAAAATTAATTTTGCTAACAAAATGGCAATAGTTACTGGCGATATTGCAAAATCTGGACGTGGACGTTCTCTGCCTTTAAGTGATGACGCAATTAATCTAATCAAAGAAAGGATGAAATATCAAGTGTCTCCCTATGTTTTTCATAGCGGAACAGGGAAACTACGTGATGATATTTCACGAAGGGATTTTAAGCGCGCCTTGCAGCGAGCCAATATTAAGAATTTCCGATTTCATGATTTACGTCACACTTGGGCAAGCTGGCATATCCAACGCGGAACACCGCTAATGGTACTCAAAGAGTTAGGCGGATGGGAAACGATAGAAATGGTTCAGAAGTATGCACACCTAAATGCCGACCATTTATTGTCATACGTGAATCAAGTCAAATTCTCGTCAAACACTCGCCTTGCTAGGTAA